CCCATAGACGTAGCCATTGCGAGCCGCTGAGGCCTTCTGTGCGGCCACATAGGCATTAGCCAGCTCAGAGCGTGCGATCAGTTCGGCACGCTGTTTCAGCCCCATCCGAGCATTAAGGCCCTGTGGATCCCTGGCACCAAGTAGGGCAGTCCTGATCTCACGCTCCAACACCTTGGGCCCTTTGCCTCGCCCGATGCCATCAGTAACGATTCGGGCAATGTTGTCACGGAACGATTCGATTTCGCCACGGATATAAGCTGAGGCCGTTTTAGCAGCAGCTTCTACGGCAGCCCTGCTAGCACCAACAAAGGGGCCATCTGCATTTTCTTCTACGGTGGAAGCTAGCTTCTGTCCTAGCTCCCCACCAAGGGCGACAGCTTCCTCGAAGTCTTTTTTATATTGCCTTTCGATGGCTTTAATCATCTGCTCTGGCATGTATTCTTGCGCCAGTTGAATTAGTTTCTTATATTTAGCAGAACCATCAGCAATGCTATAACTGCCAGGTCTACGGATAACACCGTCAGCAGAAGGTGTGGCCAGTAGGTCAGGATCAATGAATTGTGCATAATACTTTCGGAGATCACGGAGGGTGCGGAGGAGGGCACGGGTTAAAGATGCTGTGGTATTGCTGGCGCTACGGTTAGAGAGGGTGTCTAGGGCTTTGGCATAGTCGTCGGCTAGGTCTAGTTGCTGGTTTCCTATGGTGGCCAACTTGCCTTTCTGTTGTTGATATACTGTAGTTTTCCCGAGCATGATTCATGTATTCGATCACCAGACAAGGCGAACCCTTCTCTGCGTTGATCTGTCAGACTGCTGGACCTACAACGGAAAGCCCGTATGGTTCCGCCTGCGCAAGCTGCAAAGCCCGATAAGCAAAGACGTTAAGGCCATATCGTTTATTCTTGGTCCTGTGTCCATCAAGTTCGGCTGGCTATGCAAATCAAGCCTGGAGCCATGAGTGGCCAGATCGGTTCATTCTGGTGGTACAACGCTATCTGCGAACCTTTTGAGATGAGCGGACTGCAGGGGCTCACCTCAGACCCTTCTCGCCACTTTGTCTGGCGTGAGGGCGGATGCGGGATTGGATCTTTCGTGTTTCACAATCCCCTGCGCTGGCGCGTTCTCAGGCTCGTCAATTAGTGACGCTCTTGGCACCTACTGCCACTGCAGAATAATGTGCCCAAGTTGCCTTGGGCAGATCCTACGCTTGCCAAATGGGTCCCCGGCGTAGTGCGGCAATCCAAAAGCTAGTTGGCACCGATAAATCTATTTTATCACTTGAATAAGAGTTTTGCCGCTCCCAGCATTGCCTTGTGCTCCCTTTCGCTCTGGCGCTGTGCCGCCGTCTTGCCTGTAGATTTTTTTGGCTTGCCAAGTTTCCTAAACATTGACTTAAGCTGCTTAGGGGATGACTCTAGGTCTATGACCTTGCCGTAAAAGCGTTGTGCTACCTGTTTAACTTTAGGGTTTTTGATAGACGCGGTTCGTTGTGACCGGCGAAGAAAATCCGCTTTTTCAAATCCGAGCTTGCTGCTCTTGACTGATTTTTCTGGTGGCTTAGAAGGCTTTGCGCTCTTGCTCTTCCGCACTGCTGCCAGGCTCCGCGCCACGGTCCCGCTAACGCCCCGGCCACCCTTGGCGATCGTTCCAGCCTTGGCCCCTGGCCCCTTGACCCGTGCGGTCTGTGTAGCCCTCAACTTCCCGCCTGCTGTCCTGAGACGCCCGCCCCTCATCGTGGCGCCATCTCCCCCCACGCTAGTGATCTTGCCGCTGTTATCTCGCGTCAGACGGTTAGGCCCCTTCGCCACACGCTTAGCCGCTGGCCTCTTGCTGCCCCCTCCACCAGTCGAGGCAAAGCGCCCGTTTGCGTCACGCTTATAGGTGCGCCCGCCCTGCCAGCCATCGAAGATCAGTTGCTACCTGTAGTTTTCCCGCAGCCTTAGATCACAGGCTCCGGCGCCCTGGTGATCCCTGGATATTGCCGCCGTTCTGATGGCGAGGGCTTGAGCACAGCTTCCTCTAGCTTTTTAGATGCCTTTTCAAAGGGCCATCCCTTAGAATCACCAAACTCTTGCCATACCTTTTCACGTTCCTTTTCCCAGAAGTCTTCACGTAGCAATTCTCGCCTAAGTTCGGGGTCATTCTCTTCTACTGCTTCTGAAGATACGGGAGATAGACTGCAACGACACCTCGGATGTAGCGTGCCTACCATCTCATCCAACCGGTAAATCTTACCATGCCTGCTTGCACAAACCACACACGTCCTTTCATCCTGCGTTGCAATCCACCGCCCATAGACGTAGCCATTGCGAGCCGCTGAGGCCTTCTGTGCGGCCACATAGGCATTAGCCAGCTCAGAGCGTGCGATCAGCTCAGCACGCTGCTTTAGCCCCATCCGAGCATTGAGGCCTTGTGGATCCCTGGCGCCAAGCAGGGCAGTCCTGATCTCACGCTCCAACACCCTGGGCCCCTTCCCCCGCCCGATGCCATCAGTCACGATTCTGGCAATGTTGTCACGGAATGATTCAATCTCGCCACGGATATAGGCTGAGGCCGTTTTAGCAGCAGCATCTACGGCAGCCCTGCTAGCACCAACAAAGGGGCCATCTGCATTTTCTTCTACGGTGGAAGCTAACTTTTGCCCTAGCTCCCCACCAAGGGCTACTGCCTCCTCAAAATCTTTCTTATATTGCCGCTCAATGCCTTTGATCATAGGCTCTGGCATATATTCTTGCGCTAATTGAATTAGTTTCTTATATTTAGCAGAACCATCAGCAATGCTATAACTGCCAGGTCTACGGATAACACCGTCAGCAGAAGGTGTGGCCAGCAGGTCAGGATCGATGAATTGTGCATAATACTTTCTGAGATCACGGAGGGTGCGGAGCAGTGCGCGGGTTAAAGATGCTGTGGTATTGCTGACGCTACGGTTGGAGAGGGTGTCTAGGGCTTTGGCATAATCGTCGGCTAGGTCCAGTTGTTGGTTTCCTATGATTTTGGTGGGCATGGGCAGACAGGCTTATCTAGGTGCTCTTGCTGCTTCTAGTTTTCCCGCTTTCAAGGTTGCGAGTAGTCAACTTTCACCCCTGTCCTTGCTAGGCGCAACGCTAGGCGCTACAGTATGGAGACAGCAGGGGAGGCCCTGCGTACACCCAGCGACTTAACTCATGGCCATCACCAAGCTCAAAAATGCAACTTGCACTTGCCCTTTTTGCGGTGGGTCTGGAAAGTTGCCCCATTTTTCCCATATAGCCAACGGCGACTGCTTTGCCTGCGGGGCCACTGGCAAACTCCGCGACCTCAATGCTTTCATTGGTGACAACGGAGACATTCTGCTGACAGTCTGGATCAACAGTCGCTACAAGAAATTTTGTGGCGCTGAGCTGCGTCGCCGCACATGGAAAATATCGACTCAACCCAATGGCCAAAAGTGCAAAACATGGGGACGCGACAGTTTTTACCGTGTTATTGAAACGGCAGATGAAGCCCGCGAGATCTGGCGCAATGCAAAACGACTCGGGATTCTGACTGAGCTAGTTGACTGAACTATTGGCCCCTCCCTAAGAGGGGCCATTTAGTTTCGCTTCTGCTTTTTCAGAGCTGCAATCGCCCATGGATCGCCAGTGGCAGCCCTCCTTTGTGTTTCCTTCCGTCCAGACTTGCTGTTAGGTAATGGCCTTGGCTTGCTTGGCCTAAACACACGGCCATCACCAGTCATTGTGCCGACCTCCTTAAACCTGCCAGCCCCCATGGTTTTAACTCCACCAGAAAGAGTGAACTGTCGGATCTTTTTGCGGCCAACAACGGTTCTTGGCGCGGAGTCAGCAAAGGTCTGCCGCTTGGCTACAGCTTCATTGAAGCCCTTGCTTGCCGCTGCTTTTTTGCCAAGTTCATTCCTGCGGAATCTTTGCGCCGCTGCCGCCTGCTTCCGCGATCTGATTTCAACAGGCATCCCAGCGAATCCAGTTAGATTCCGTTTCACCACTTCCCCAACGCCTTTCAGTGGCTTCCGTCGTCCTGTTGCGGCTGGCAGTTGAGCGGGCTTGGGATTAGCCGCTGGCCGCAGCTTCCCGCGTGCGCTTAGCCCCTTCCCCCCCGAGAGCTTAGGCGTCGAGTTGCGAACGATTTCCGCCATCCCACGCATGGTGCGGGCGTCTGATTGGGCAAGCTCACGGAGGCCAGCTCTTAGCGTTTGCGAAACGCTCTTACTGCCTGCCCCGGTGGCCTTCACTCGATTGCTTGCAGCAGTGCCTACGTTGCTCTTGGTGGCGCGTACCTTCTGCCCGGTGATGGCCTCCACCTCCCTGATGCGTTTGGCGTCCTGCTTCGCCAGGCTGCCCATGACGCTGCGCAAGGTGTTGGTCATCGAACCAGGCCGCTGAGAGGCAGGGAGGCGGCTGTTATCGGTGAGCCTGGTGGTTGGCAGCACCTTCGAGCCCTTCAGCTTCCCACCCTTGCCGACCATGCCAGCCCTGCCGCCAGCAATGCGCGTGGTCTGGGTTGCCCTGAGATTGCCTGAGGCCGTTCTGAGCCTGCCGCCTCTTGCTGTTGCCCCATCCCCTCCAACCGAAGTGATCTTGCCAGCGTTATCCCGCGTCAACTTATTGACGCCCTTCGCTACGGACTTAGCAGGTGGCCGAGATTTCTTGCCGCTGGTTCCTGTGCTGGCAAAGCGCCCGTTACCGTCCCTTTTATAGGTGCGTCCTGCTCTGCCAGCCATGGTGATCTAAAGCCCTGTCTAGCTTTAGTTTTCCCGCAGGATCTAATTCAGCAGAAGCCGCACCCTATAGCGCGACAGGCCGAGGTGTTCAGCGATCCTGCGTTGTGACCAGCCAGACCGCCTGAGCCGTTGAGCACGTTCCTGGCTGGATTCCGTGAGCCACCCCAGCAACAGCAGGGGCAGCATGAGAAGCATGGCGACCCAAAAGAGGCCGCAAGCGATGGATGTCATTTGAATGTTGTTGGCAGGCGATGCGTGCGATCGAACCTGACTCCTCGATTATACACACCATGAGGGTGGGTGGTGACGAATCAGCAGGTATTAGCAAAAGTTCGTGGTGGTCGAATATCAGGTGGCAGGCTCTAGCGATACCGTAACGCCATGATCAGCGGGCTTCAGTTTTAGCCAGACACCTCCCAGGCTCTTGGGCATCACGATCCTTTCCACTGCCCAACCACCGCCACCTTCAAACTCCTCCTTATAGG